AATAAAAAATCCAGTGTCGGGTGATCCGAATCCACTGTTATCATTTTTATAAAGTAAATCAACTACTCCGTATGGATTTGGATCTTTTTCTTTTAAACTATTTGTTGCGTTGTTAGTTGATACACTATGCAAACTAAATGTTGATTTGCTGTTGTTAACACGGTTGCTAAATTCTCTGTTGCTGGTATTGTTTGTGCTATTAGTTCTGTACACATCATTTACAATACCGCCTCTGGTAATAGTATCAAACGGACTACCAAATTGGCTACTGTTTTGAAAAATACTATTCATAATTGTTAAAAAGTTTTGGTAACTTTGAGGATTAGTCACATCTTCAAACTGTGTGGAAACGTTGGCAAGGCTTACTCCAGTTGAATCAAATACTTCTTCGTCAGTCTGTACACTATCAATTTTTAAGAATCCACTAGCAACAACGTTTCTAGTAGGAGTATATCCTAAGAACTGTGCAATACGCAAAGCACTTTCTCTGCGTTCTGCTGTACTAAGATAGTTTTCTCTTTGACCTAAATCTGCTCTAAATGCAAGATTGTGTCCGAGAAATGCAATTAATTCAATAAGTGCAATAAATTCACTGCTATTAATATAGTCATTAAAGTTTTCTGGATAGTTTGTATTGATGTAGTCTACCATAGAATTTCTTATGGTTTCAAAATCATATGCTTGCAAATTAGCTTGAGCAAAACTTTCGTATGCTACTGTAAAATCTTCTGCCGCAAACAAACTACTCTGACGTGCGCCTTGTGCCATTATTCCTCACCTGTAAATGTTAGGAACAGTTCTTCTGCTGTTCCTGTGCTAATATATTCTAATCTAACTTTGATGTTTAGTGTATGATCATCTGGTTTACTGACTAGCGTTTCCAATACTCGCCAACGTGGATCATTTGTTACTATTCTATCAACATCTTCTGTAGCTTCTCTTTCAGTCATTTCATCCAATGGTTCAAACACCAAGTCGGGTAAAATGCTACCAAACAGAGGATTTTGTACTCGTTCACCTCTTCTGGTGTAAAAATTGTTTAATAGATCACGTTTAGCAAGCTCTGCATCTACCAGAGTTTTGCTTCCGTTAATACTGTCTATTGTGCTATATCCGATATAGGTTACCATACTATTATTTATGGTAAAATTAAATACTCAGTTTATATTTTAATGGTGGTTGATATAATATCACCTGTAGTCATTGGCTTGCTAATAGTAAGTTGATCTCCTACTACTTTAAAATCAAAAAGATGTTGTTGTATAGCGCCATTTATGAGTACTTCTAGCTTTTCTTGTGGGGTCATGCTAGGAGAACGTTCTAATGTAAACGTTGTATTTGTTCCATCAAACGTAAAACTTTTCTTAATAAGAGTAGCTTCGTATTCTTTTACTAATTGTTGTTTAGCACCTTCTGGTGTGTTAGGCAAAAATTTAAGTGTTTCAGCGTAATATGCATATCTAGCTCGTCTTGTTTCTTCTACAGTAAGTATACCCAGCTCATTTCTGTCACGCATACTGAAAACACCTTTACTTCTATATTGTTCTCTGGTTCTAAGTTGTCCATAGTCAACCAGTCTCAACAAAGTTGCAATTTTGACACACAATGATTTGTTATTTGAACTGTTTATAATCATATCTGCGACTGTATCATAATCTTGCTTTATCAACGGATTAAGTAATCTGTATTCAATCTTTCCATTTGTTACAACCAATACTTTGCCAGTAGCCCAATGTAGTAAAATTATACCATCATACACACTCTGAGTAATTCTAGCTACTCCATTGGCTATAAGTTGTTTCTTTGCTAGTGCTTGCTGTTTATTAAATTGTTCTTGCCACAAATCGTGTGCTTGTTGTTCTGTCAATCCTGTTTTATAGTTACCTTCGCCATATGCTTTGCCGTTCCATCCGCTGTATACACCAAAAAAGCTCAAAGCCATAAGTTGGGCTTTGTCGCTAGCAGTTGTTGATGTTGTATCTAAAACTGTACTGTAACTTTCAGTATCTTTTACTGTAAAGTCGTCCCATACCATTCGCAATTTGTTGTCAATTATATCTGTCAACGCGGGCCTCCTCTTGGATTAGTTACATCTGATATCATATCTTCACCGCTAGGCAATTCGCCTGCACATGCATCTTGTGTAAGATCATCCATTTGAATATCTTTGACGACTTGCGTTGGATTAGGATCAGCCACTTGAGGTAAGATTTTAGAATCAGGACTGGAATCACCATGTCCTCCCCAAGGTTCTTTCTCAGGTACTCTACCTACTATACTTTCTTTTACTGTTTTGTTTAAAGTGTGATTGATTGCTGTAGTTTTTTCAGCAGGTGTAGCGGCAGGGCCGTTCAAATCAATCATTGCCGCTGTTACTCTAACAAATCCACTAGCTTTAATATGACCATTGAGATCAGTTGTAAGTTTTATATCTTTGTTAGCATGAAGATTAAATTCGCCTGTTGAACTTTCTAGTTTTATTCCATCAGTTCCTCTTGCTTTAAAATTAATTGCATCTGCTTCTACATTGAAATTATCTTTACAGTGTAGATTAAAGTTTGCTTCGGTATGCATACTAATATCGTTTCCAGCATAGATGTCAATTTTACCATCACTACTCATTTGTATCCAAGTACTACCAGCTTGATCACTTATATAAATCATTCCTGGGCCATCATGTATTAAAAACTGAGCGCCACCAGCACTACGCAATCTTAATAATTTACTAAGACCTGCTTGTCTGTCAGGATCAGGATTTATAACTCTGTCACCTGTAGCCTTTGTTCCATCATCCATTACAAACTGATGTCCGCCTGGAGTATTAAACCCAAACACTTGTGTAGGTGATTCTCGTCTAGCACTACTACTGCTAAGTCCTCTGATGCTGTCGATCCCTGTTCCAGTTTCACTGATTTCGCAGTTGTTTACTTGGTCTTTGAAATCACTATTTTCTCTGCGTATTCTATCAGGATTAGCTCTTGGTCTTAGATTGTTTACTGTTTTGTTGTTAGGACTTGGGTCGTATGTTGGTCCTACAGCATTAGGCTCACTGTCTACTCTAGCGGCAGGTTGTGTTGGATATGATGCATTACGAGTAGTGTCAGGTAAGACACCAATACAAATGCCAACATCACTATTGTTTGCAAACGCAACTAACACTTGTGTACCTGGATTAGGTGGGTGACTACTAAATCCATATGAATTTGTAAATCCTTCAAATTGTATACTCCCTCCATAAGGACTTGAACGTCTTACACGAGCATATTCTTTTCTTGATTCTTTACTATCTACATCACCTTTATATCCTTCTCCAATAATTTCAACATTCATATAACCTTCGTATCTATCATCAGTAATATCGATAACTTTAGCAATGTAGAGACCTGATAATTTTCTTATACCACCAGCAAATCGAGTTTTGTCTGCTTTTTCATCAATGCCGGGTGTAGCTGTTTCATTGCTTCCTAAATATCTCATTGTGTTATCCTGTCATAATATCTTTTAGCCATTGTGGTGCATTTCTGGCACGATAGGTTCCGCCGTCGAGTGGACCTCCCCAATATCCAGCTGTACCTTGTCCATATTGGCTAGCATTATCAATATGAAACGTATTGTCTCCCATATATCCATTTCCTGCACCAATACCTGTTGCACCTGCTTTTTTAGCTTCAGTTAAAAAGTTTTGTATAATTGGCAAATCTTGTGCGTTGTTGATATCTAGCACTCTACCATTTGCAGTTGTTATTTGCACATCTGCCGCATGTCCGTTGTCATGTCTAGTACTACCTGTTCTTCTAGTACTTGTTCCTTTAGCTGGTTGTCCTCCACTAGTCACATCAACATTAACTCCTGCGGCTTGTCCAGCTTTAATTAGTATTTGTTTTAAGTCATTGGCAACTGATTGATTTCTAATTTTACTTGTATTAAGTTGACTTTCAGTAAGTACACCATTACCGTCACTGCCAGGTAAGTTTTCTGGATCAACTACACTTGGTCCAGTATTCCTAGAGTCTTCACTTCCTTCAGCATCGCCTTCGCCTTGTTCGTCTCCTGGTTTAAATGGTTCTCCAGATTTAAAAGGCTTATCATCTATTTCGCCTTTTTGTAAAAATGTCCATACTTTACCAACGTTTGTATTAACATCTCTATAAGATGTCAAGTTCATTGTAAACATTCCGTCTTGATAGTTTGCATCAACTTCAATTACTCTATAAACACCAACTATTCCAAAGTTTGCCTCTGGTATATTCATTAATCCAGAGGACTCATCTGGATATGTAGGGAAATTCATATTTAAGAAATAGCAAGGGCCTCCCTTTTCATATTCTGCACCATTGAGTACACTACTAGTACTACGGGGTCTGCCTAACCAATAAGGATCTCCTCTAACTGTAATTTGTTGTTGCATCAAATCAGCTAAACTGTTTAGGTTGATATCAACTGCACCTAAAAATAATGCGCCATTTGTATCTCCATCTTCAGGACCATTTGTTGCTTTACTATTAATTTCAGCTACATTAAAACTTAAAGGGTGACTGCTTCTTGAATCTTCTGCTTGACTACCTACCACATCACTTTGTGTAATATAAAAATCACCACTAACATTATCAATTCTACTTTGTGTTCTTAGTCTTGCTTCTTTATTTGCTAGAGGTTGAAGAGCTTTTATTTGCTCGGCAATTTCGTTTTGTCTTTCTTCAAGACGAGCCTTCTCTTCTTTAATCTTTTGTTTCCTCTCATCTAAGGATCTCTCTTTAGATGCCATTTCGTTAGGGTTATTGCTTCCTGGGTCAGAACCAGACTGGAAGTTTTCTCTCTCTTGTTCCAGCTTGAGTCTTCTACTTTCATTCTTACTAAGTTTTGCTTTATTTTCTTGAAGTTGACCTTTAAGTAATGCTAGTTCATTTTCTTTTGAACCTGCTCCTGGAAATGCTATCCCGCCTGTTCTTGCTGTACCTTGGTTGACGGCTTGTATTTGATAATAGGTATGATTGAGATATACATCTAAATTTAAAACTTCAGTGTTTAATCCTGTAAAGTGATAATCAAAACGTTTTTTAAGTAAATCGTTTCCTACTATATTTTTAATTCTATCCATCTGAATACTTTCATCGCCCATAATTATATCATGTTGAACTGCGTCATGTACAAGTTCAGGTACAATGAATTGCTTAATGTTGTATTTTATACTTTTTGTATAATTCTTAGATAAAAAATCATATTTGTCATAATCTACCTCAGTTTCAAATACAAACCACTCGCTGAGATCTTTCCATGTAGACGGTTTTGCTTCCGGATCATCTGGATTGTCTTTATGAAATCCTCCGTTTGCTGTAGGTAGCTTTCTAAAGTTAGTTGTACACATGAGTGCCATAATAATTGAATCTGTAATACTAGTACCTTGGTTTATTACAAATGTCAGAGTTCCTACACCAGTTACACTTATACTTTCTAAGTCACCACCAGGACCACTGCCGGCATCAAATGCCCAGTCGTTCCATTCTTGTTTCTTTGAACCAAATTCAAATGTGTTTGAATATAATCTTGTAGTACTAGTAAGAACTTCTTTTTCTTCTTGTTCGTTGATTATACTAGTAAACTGTTCGAGAAACTCTCCAAACTTACTTGCTGTAATAGTAATTTGTTCTTTGGTAAACAACATTAACTTTTTGTATGCTTCTTGGTCTGTTTCTAACATATCAGCTCTGTATGTAGTACCACCATCTGAATAACTAAAATCTAAAGCTGTCATAATAGTATTGTAATAAAAAGGTCCTGCTATATTATCAACTGGTGAACCATTTTCATCGTAGCCAATAAACCTAAGTTCTAGCAAATAACATGCTTGCAAATGATTTTCAATGCCTAACTCTTGGGCGGCAAGATAAATTCTACTGTACAGTGTTGCACCCATTGGTTCAACGAAAGTAAAACTAAACACATTAGCAAACCCATTTCTGTCAACAGATTCTTTGTTAAAAACTAATTTAAGATTTTGTACTACACTTTGTATGTTGATTTCACTTTCAACACCACTCTCAGCAATTACTCTATATCTATTTGTGTTTACTATACTATCACGCAACGACACATCATCAGGATGCATCATCATAACTTTCCATTTGTAGGTGTAATTATCGAACGCATTAAGTACGTTATCTTCGTAAAACTGTACCTTAGCCATTAAAGAGTTCCTGTTACTTGAAAATTATTAGGAGCTATAATCTTTGTTCCAGCAGTAAAATCCATGATCGGATCTAATAGTGCATCTCTATTGTAGTGTGCAAATACCCACCAAAGTCTAGCACTTCCGAATAATTCAAAAGCCATCAGATCAGGTCTTCTATCAAACTTTGGTTGTATAATATAAGTTGTTGTTTCTTCACTTAGTGTATCTATAGTAAGAGGAGGCTCATATATACTCAAGTACTTTCTATTCAGACTTGTTTTAGCATAATTACTGTCTCTTTTGTATACTGTAGCCGCCATTAAATGAATCCTTGTCTATATGCTGAACCACTAATGAAGTTAGATGTTGTAAACTGACGTTTTTGTTTATCTGGATTAAGTTGTACACTCAACTGAATAAAAATTGTCATCATAGCTGGAATTTGTGTTTCGCCATCAAATAGTTTTAAATCTACATTACTGTCATAAGTTGTTGAAAATGTCTGTACAACAACAGGAATGTTACTAAACTGTTTATCACCAAATGAACTAAACTCTAGTACAGGCGGCGGAGTTCCAGCGGCAGGAGATTGTTGTCCTAGCCCATAGAACATTTTAGTTACACTTCGCAAAAAGTGTAAACAAGCATATGTGTATCTTGCTTCATCGTCTGTTACACTAGCCATTACGCCTGTCAACTGTATGTCCGGACTTGGAGTATTTCTATAAGCATTGTATGTGTAATTTGTGTGTGCCATATCATACGGACTGTAATTCACACTTTGTGAATATATTACATCTGGTTGTAATGGAAACATTATTCCGCCATGTGGTCTCAACGGAGCTAATATATCTTGTCCCAAGTATAAACCTCTTGCACCAGGTTTTAAGACTAATTTAGTACGGTTTTTAGCTAGCACTGGCATTAAGTTTATCCCTTATAAATTCGTATGTTTTGGGCTCAATAGAGCCAAAAAATTCTCTAAAAATCATCATCTTTTGATTGTCATTTAGGCTTGCATTCTTCATTGCATTTCTAAAATCTGTTGCACTCATACCACCTTCTTGTATGCCTACCTCCAGTATATAAGCACCTTGGTCACTAGGTACCATTTCAGCACCCGGTACATAATCTCTGAGAAAGCCACCTCTTTTTAATCTTCCTGCATCTTTAGCACTGAACACAAGTATAACCGCTGTGTTATCAGGGTTCTTTCCTGTTAAGCTCACATCTGGTCTGTATGGTTGTGTTTGTACAACATTACTTGCAGGTATATTGAACATCTCATTCATTATGCGTTTTTTCTCTTCAAAGCTAAATGGGTCACGTTCTGGTGTTGCAGTCTTGCTCACTGTAGTAGCGATAAATACGTTAGAGGAACCAAACTGTTCCACTAGATCCATATACACTTTGTGATGACCTTTATGCATTGGCTGAAAACGACCACCATAAAATACAGCAACGTCTTTTGCTATATCTTCTGTCAACTGCGATATTCTCATTGCTATCTCCTATAGTTATATTTATAGGATAATTATATGTGTAGTTATTGACATTATGTAAAATATTGTGTATAATGAAACCAAACAAGGAATTACAATGAGGAAACAAAATTATTTAAACAACAAAGATATGCTTAAAGAAATACACAAAAGCAAATTAAGCTATTGTTATGTCTTAGACGATGAATATGCAAGATTTGATACAATAGTAGAAAATTTAGACGACATCAAACTCCCTGAAGTAATTCAGACAGCAAAAGAAAATAGAGCTAGACAGTTAAGTGCTGAAGCATATGAACGTGCATACTTAGAATGGTACAATGACCCAAAAAGCAAACAAAGTCAAAAACCTAAACAAATTAACTACAAACTAGATCCAGACACAATTGATGAGAAATCATTGGTTTTTAGATTAATGACGTTTGATCATGTGCCACTGGAACCTGGTAGAAAAAACAAACCAAAAACTGTAGCAGATCATCACAGTAAATGTAACTTTCCCCCGTTTAAACACTATGCATATGTAAACAATGAAATTAAAGAATGTTTGCGTAGTCACTGGGAAGGTGGTTTAGACAATGGTAAGTTTAATGTACAGCATGGTGCAATCACAAATAACTTGGCCAAAATGTTTATTAAACTATGTGAACGTTATAGTATGCGTAGCAACTGGCGTGGATACACATATGTAGATGAAATGCGTAGTCATGCATTATTGCAACTATCGCAGATTGGATTGCAGTTTAACGAACTGAAAAGTGAAAATCCATTTGCATACTATACAGCGGCAGTTACCAATAGTTTTACTAGAGTGTTAAACCTAGAGAAACGTAATCAAAACATTAGAGATGACTTATTGCAAGAAGCTGGTCAAACTCCAAGTTGGACACGCCAAATCGAACACGAAATGGCAGAACGTGCCAAATGGGACGAAAAAGCTGACAAAGAACGTAAAGAACACGGATTCAACATTTAGATATTGACAAGGTACAGCTATGAAGCTATACTAAGTGAAAGTTTAAACTGAGTGAACGGAAATCCATGACATTCTTTAACCGTGCGGCTTGTTTCACGGATATACATTTCGGAAACAAGAATAACAGCAAACAACACAATCGTGACTGTGTAGAATTTGTTGATTGGTTTGTTGAACAAGCCAAAGAGCAAAATTGCGAAACTTGCATATTCTTAGGAGACTGGCACCATCATCGTGCCAGTGTAAACGTGAGTACACTTAATTATAGTGTGGAAAACGTAGCAAAGCTCAGTAAAGCATTTAAACAAGTTTATATGATTACTGGCAACCATGATTTATATTACAGAGAAAAACGTGACTATAACAGTTTGCCTTATGCAGAACTGTTTGACAATGTACATTTAATAAATGAAAAAACACTAGTACAAGATGAAGTTGCACTTGTTCCTTGGTTAGTTGGTGATGAGTGGACACAAGTAAGCAAGACCAAATGTCGTTATATGTTTGGACACTTTGAACTTCCTTACTTTAAAATGAATGCTATGGTAGAAATGCCAGATCACGGACAACTGAATGCAGAACATTTACAAGGCCCAGAATATGTGTTTAGTGGACACTTTCACAAAAGACAAAGCAAAGGCAATGTACACTATTTAGGATCGCCTTTCCCACATAACTATGCTGATGCTTGGGATGACGAGCGTGGCATGATGGTATTAGAATGGGGTGGCAAACCTAAGTATATAGACTTTGCAGGTCCAAGATATCGAACAGTAAGTTTAAGTAGACTGATTGATGAACCAGATGTAATACTCAACAGCAAAACATACTGTAGAGCTACACTAGACATTGCAATCAGTTATGAAGAAGCAACCTTTATCAAAGAAACATTTAGTCAACAGTATGGCGTAAGAGAGATAACACTTATGCCTACTAAGAAAGAAGAACATGCACAAGACTGGCGAGTAGTAGACGATATTGAAGTTGAAAATGTAGACCAAATAGTGTATAATAGTTTAAATGCTGTAGACAGCGATCTAATAGATAAGAAACTGCTAGTGGACATATATAATAACCTATGATTACAATCAAAGATTTAACAGTTAAAAACTTCATGAGTGTTGGTAACGTTACACAGGCTGTACGTTTTACTGATAACGGACTAACACTTGTACTCGGAAACAATGTAGACTTAGGCGGAGATGGCAGTCGTAATGGTACTGGTAAAACTACTATCATTAATGCACTCAGTTATGCTATCTATGGTAATGCATTAACAAATATACGCAAGGACAATTTGATAAACAAAACCAACGGTAAAAGTATGTTGGTTACACTAGATTTTGTTAAAGATGGCGTTCAATACCGCATTGAACGTGGAAGAAGGCCCAATGTGCTTAAATACTATGTCAACGAACAAAATGTTGACGAAGACGAAGCACAAGGTGAAAATCGTCAAACTCAAACCGATATAGAAAAGTTATTTGGTATGAGTCACGATATGTTCAAACACATTGTTGCATTAAACACATACACAGAACCTTTCCTCAGTATGCGAGCTAACGATCAGCGAGCTATAATTGAGCAACTACTAGGCATTACAATGCTAAGTGAAAAAGCAGAGGTTCTTAAAGAACAACAAAGGTTAACGAGAGATGCAATTAAAGAAGAAGAGTATCGAATTAAGGCTATTGAAGAAGCAAATTCCAGGATTGAGAAAAGTATCAGTGATTTGGAACGCAGGCAGAAAATTTGGTGGGATCAACAAAAAACTACTATCGAAAGCATTCAACAACAAATAAACACACTTGAAAAAATAGATATCCAAACAGAACTTAACAACCACACATTGTTAAGTGATTACCTAGAAAAGAAAAAGCTAAAAGATGAAGCAGAACGTTGGCTATCTAATATACAAGCAGACAATGCTAAACAACAGAAACTTGTTACTAAACTAGACAAAGAGCTTGCACTATTAGAAGATCATAAATGTCATAGTTGCGGACAAGAAATACATGATGCTAAACAAGAAGAAATACTATCTAGTAAAAAAGCATTGCGTAAAGAAGCTAATGAGCAAATAGCAGTGAACTCCTTAGAAGAACAAGAATGGTCAGAAGCTTTGACTTCATTAGGTGAACTAGGCCAAATGCCTGTTACTCATTACAATACAGAAACAGAAGCACATAAACATAATATGGAACTGGAAAATTTGCGTAGTCAAGTTACAAACAAGCAAGGTGAAAGTGACACATATCAAGAGCAAATAGAAAGTTTAAGAGAAACTGGTGTACAAGAAATAACGTGGGATACCATCAATGAACTTAACAATGTAAAAGATCATCAAGAGTTTTTGTATAAATTGTTAACAAACAAAGACAGCTTTATTAGAAAACGTATTATTGAACAGAACTTGCAATATCTAAATAGTAGACTTGCTTATTACTTGACCAAGCTAGGACTTCCACACGAAGTTGCGTTTCAACCAGACCTAACAGTTGAGATTACAGAACTAGGTAGAGATTTAGACTTTGATAATCTAAGTAGAGGTGAACGTAACAGATTGATACTTGGACTTAGCTGGAGTTTTAGAGATGTATTTGAAAGCATGAACACACCTATAAACTTCTTAGCTATTGACGAGTTGATTGATAGTGGAATGGACACTAATGGTGTTGACGGTGCATTGAGTGTACTTAAAAAGATAGAACGTGAACGTAACAAAAACATCTTCTTAATCTCACACAGAGATGAACTAGTAGGTCGTGTAAACACAATACTACAAGTTATTAAAGAAGGTG